AAGCAATTACTACTTCATCTTTAACAATATCCGTAGTTTTACGAATTGAAATTGTTCCGTTTTCGTTTACATTAAATTCACTAATGTATGTTATTTCTTCTATCATTTTTTTATTTATTTAGTTATGCAAAGTATGTAAATGTAAAAATAATTGCACTATTATTTGCAAAGTTAGCATTAGTAAGAACTGAAGAAACACCTAATGATGTAATTTGTTCTAATTGAATATTTGTTTGATTAATAATTCCATAACCTTGAAATTGATTTGTAAATGTTATATTATCAAATCTCATACTTGGTGAACTATAATGACCTGTTGTGTTTGTAATAGTAAAAGGCAATCCCGATAATCGAGCAGTTCCAACAGAAGTACCTTTATTTGAAAAAGATATAATTCCATTTACTGTTACTTGTCTTCCTACTTTAGTATAAGTACCAGCATTTAAAGCATAAGTTTGACCAATTGCACCATCAAAAGTAATTGTAGGTGTCCAAGTTCCTTCTTCGTAGTCATCTAAATTATTAGCTGAAGCACTTGCTACTTGTGTAGCAGGAAATTGAATACCACTTGATGGAGCAGTTCCTGCACTTAAAGCTAAACCTGTTCCAACACTTACCGAAGAAGAAAAAGTTGCTGCACCTGTTGAACTAATTATTAATCTATTTGCACTATTAGTTACATCTCTTAAATAGAAACCACCATCAGCATTATTTGTAAAAAGATTATATGAAAATGATGTAGAAGATAATCTTAAAACACCCGTTGTAGTTCCTTTTATTTCTAATTTTTCATTAGGAGTAATAGTTCCCAGGCCCACAAACCCCGTATCAAGAACTGTAAAATGGTCTGTCCATACAGTTGTGCCTGCTCTACCAGCAATAGATAATGCCCTTTCTCCATTTTGATATATTTTTGCACCATAACCCGAACCAAAAGCAGAACCTATAAACTCAATATTAGCATTAACTGAACCTAAAGTTATTCCAGTTGTTGTAATTAAACCTGTTTGTACACCTATACCTAAATTACCATTTGGTGCAGTTGTTCCAATACCTAATTTACCACTTGCATTCAAAGTCATAGCTGAAGTAAATGTTATAGCATCACCCGCAGTTCCCGAAGGAGCAATATTCCAAGTATGTCCACCATCAGACATAAAATATCTCATAGAAGAGCCAGTTACCAAATATTTATTTACTCCATCATTAAATACATTATAACCAAGCAAAGTCGCTCCACCACTATCCCATAATGCAGCTCTCGTTCCTATTTGTAATGCTCTTGATGTTCCAACCCAAGCACTTGGTGTAACTCCTAATCCTATTGCAACTGTTCCTTCTTGTAAAATTGAGTTTCCTAAAGCACTTGCTCCTGTAAACTTTGGTAAATAATTAGTAGTTCCTGTGCCTGTAATAGGATTTGTTAATACTGCTTGATATTGAGGAATGTTTAAAACACCACTTGTATAAGTTGCTGCACCCGAAGTTCCTGTTGTAGTTAATGAAATAGCTGCTCTTGCTCTTGCATCAGTAAAGTAAAGATTTGTACCCTCTGAAATATTAGTTGTACTTCCTGCTATTTTAGTCCATAAACCTGTTGAAGTTACATATTGTAATATATCTCCATTTGAAGGACTTTGAGCAGCCACATTATGCAACTCATCCATTTCGTAGCCGTTTTGAATATTTACTTCTATCTGTCCTAAAGTTGGATGTGAACGAGTAACGATACCTACATAAACTAAATGATTAGGAGCGTATTGCTTAACCGAAGTAAAAGCACCAGCAACCGTAGCACTTAAATATAATTGGTCGCCTTCAGTAAAAGCCGAAGTATCAACACCTGTTAAATCCCCTATAACTACCACATAACCGTTAGCGTTATTAGCAATATTTTCTTGAACAAATCCAAAGGTTTGAGCAGAAGTAGAATCGCCTGTTGCAATAGCTTTAGATACCGTTGGCTTGTTGCCTGTTGCACCACTAATATAAACAATCGTTCCTTTTGTTAAAGTTGCACCTGTATTGTTTCTTATTTCTCTTATTAAAGTTCCATTAACCCAAGTAGCAGTAATTGTACCAGCATCTTGTTGAGTTAAGGTCAAAGTATTTGTACCACTACCTGTAACGGCAGCAGAATTAATTTTATCGTTAAATGCCGTATTCCAATTAGTAGAATTATCTGTTAAATAAGAAATAGTTCCTGCTGTAGACTTGACAATTCCTGTACCACTTAAAGTAGCTTGGAAATCAGCCGAAGATAAACCATCTAATAAATCAGCGTTTAAGTTAGTTACTTTAGTTGTTGAAGCAACCGAAAAAGGAGCAGTACCGGTAGCAACCGAAGATGCTAATTGAGAAGTAAAGGTCTTAATACCTGCGATAGTTTGTGCGCCTGTTAATAAAACTGAATTTCCTTGTGTGTAACTTCGTAGAATTGCAGCCGTTACTTTTTTAGTAACCGCATTATCCACTATCGGTAATACATCCGCATCTTCTACCGTTAATAATGGATTTAATTCTGATATTTTAATATTAGCCATATTATTTCTTCTTTATTTTACCCTTAAACTCTTTTGTAACGCCTTTATCTACGATTGCAGTAAAGTACCCAACTTTTATAAATTCCTTCATCTTATCGCTTAAAACAAGGTCGTAGTAGTTATTTCTATAATACTTCTTGCCTTGATACGATATGTCTACTGAACATTTATACATTCTACAAAGTTACTAATATTTTTAGCAATTTTCATATTTCCATTTAAATCCACAACTACTACTTAACTTACCTAAAGCACAAGAAGAAATATTTGAACTTTTAATACCTAATTCCCTACCTGCTTGAGATGCACTTCTAAATTGATTAATAAAGTTACCTTCTAAATCGTATTGGTTTACTTTTCTACTTTTACCACTATTTAAACTTTGTAATAGTTTAGTTTCTTCGCTTCTTTTAGGCATCTTCATAGTTTTTAAAGTAGCTTGTATTTTAGCAATATGTTCAGGAGTTTTGATTTTACCTTTATTAGCTTGGCTTATTTTTTGTTTTTCTTCTTCAGTATGTTTTCTACCCATACCAGCATTAGATAAATTCTTTCGCCACTCTTGAGTTATTACCTTACCTTTTGCTGAATTAGACATTTTCTTCCTTGTTTCTTCGCTCATATAACCACTCTTATCAGTAGTAGCCGTATAACGCAAATTAAGACCATCTAACACACTTTCGTAATACTCTTGGTAATATCGTTCGTAATAGTTTAAATCTTCAACCTGGCACTCCTTAATGATTTCTATTGTATGATTTACAAAACCATATTTTTCAATAGAAGCAAATAGCTTTGGTTGCCTTTTACATTTGTGATTTTTATAAGCATTATACCTATTAACATAATTAGTCGATTGACCAATATAGATTTTACCACTTGGAGAAGTGATTTTATAAATTCCTATCATAATTATATAACTTACCCAAATATACAAAAAAAATAAGGCTGATACAATTAAGTACCAGCCCTATTCTTAAGTTATATAATCCGTTGATTATAAGCGTTTTACTAGGCTACGTTACCCAAATCTGCAAAAATCGCTGCAGTAGGAAGCATAAGGTTAATATTTTCGTAACACTCAATTCTAGCCGTAACTAAATTTTGTACGAAATTCGTTCCATTCTCGTAAGAGAAAGTAACATTCAATCCTTCAACTTCAACTCTTTCTAAATAGTCTCTATCAAAGATTAACACCTTGTCATCAGTTACCCAACTTGCTTCGAATACTGGAGTACCAAAGATAGTTAAACCACCAACACCATTAAGAACAACCGCACCAGCACCTGCGTAGTAACCTTTAGCAAAAGTTGCGATAATTAATCTTGCCATTTGAGCAGGAGAAACTAATGCGTAAGATGCATTAAAGTTTGCAGTTTTTTGGTTACCAATTAATTGGATAATTTCTTCAACATCATTTGTTAAACCACCAACGGCAGTAGAACCTGTTGCAGCAGTTGAAACAGTTGAGAAGAAAGCAGCATTTTCAGCCTTGTAAAAATCTCTCAACATCATACGAGTTAAAGTTTGCTCGATAAATGGTAAAGACTTCATCATTTGCTTTGAGAAAGTTGCAAAACCTGCGATATAAGAGTTAACTGTTTTTACTTCAGTCAAATCGTAATCAATTTGTCCTTTAGAAGCACCTTCAGTTTGAGCTACGATAGCACCTTCTGAACCACTTTCTTTGTAAGTAACATAAGTACCAGTCGCTGATTGTACAGTAGAAATTAAATCTCTAAAGTTCAATTTTTGAGAAGGTAAGATTGCTTGGTTAGGAGCGTA